CCGATGTTCAGGCCGAGATATTCGCTACGTGGAAGGAAATAATTTTGCGCCACATGACAAGCGACGCAACATAGGAGGGTCGCATGGGACGAATGCAAAAGGATGACGAGCGAGCCCGCGAGATAGCCTACACGATCAGGACAAAAGACATGGGACAGGAAGAAATTGTTAAACTGCTCGTCAAGCTCATCGAGGACGTTCGCGAGGAAACTGCTTTAGCTTATTGGTGATGGAGAGAATGATGGCGGCAGCCGACTACATACTTTGCGACAAGTGCTATGGGAAAATTGTATACGATACAGACGACATCATTTTTGAGGCACTGGTAAAACTCGGGTTCTCAGGTCTGCCGATCCGCTGCGGGCGCTGTTCTGACAAAGACAATCTTATGTTCTCATACCAATTTGGAGGCGAAGAAGAACAGACGGTTCGGCCATCAAACCGAAAAGAAGAAAGTGAAACATAGGAGCGGATAATGACGCTATCGCAAGCCATCTTCATTCTAGCATCCGTCCACACAAGAGACGACCCTATAACGGGTTTTGTTATTTTGTCTGGTGCAGCATGGCGTCCGCTTGAAACTCCATTCAGCCTGGACGAATACAATGAGGCTTGGAAAGTCATGCGAGAGCAATCCGGCATGACGGTAGAGCCAAACGCACGATAGGAGGGTCAGTCGATGACAGACTGGACCGACGTGACGCATCGTTATTTGCCGGGTGGCGACAAGCCGCCCGTCCTTGATCATGTCCTCAATGGCCAATCTCGCCAAGCCCATCGCTTGGCGAGATTGGCGATCGAAAGGCTTTGCAGTTCCATCTACTTACCGCTCCGTTTTTTCGTACCGGCCCAGGGACCAGTTGAACTTCATGCCGTGCTTGCGGGATAAGGCCGACCGCTTGCGCATCGGTTTGCAAACCAGATGACGGGTGGCTACGCGGCGCTGCTTGCCAGCCTGGGCGTGGTCTCTGGCGTCCTTGTCAGGTTTACACCACGAGCATGTGAGGCCTAAGTTTTCCCAGTCATTCGTGCCGCCGTTTTCCAGCGCGATCACATGCTCGACGATCCAACTATCAGAGGGACCGAGCTTCCTCCCGCACTCCCGGCAGCACCCATGCCGTTCCAGAAAGAGCTTGGCGACCTGCTGCTCTGTCAGGCGGATGCGCGGATCGTGGTGCCAGGGGGATCTCATGGCCCATACCTCCTGCGCAGCTTTTCACGATATAGCGCGCGCCAAAGTTCTCTGGCTGCGATGGCAAAGAGTGCGCCAGCAAAGGCTGACGCTAATGTCTCCGTCCCCTTCACCGTCACGTAAACAAACGCAGATGAGATTGCGAAGTATGTTGCCATAAACTTGATGCGTCTTCTCGATATGACCTCGTAGACGTTCATGCGGCCTTCTCCAGAGCTTGCGTGATCCGCTTCTTCAGCCCTGCAATCTGGCTGCGCTGGCCTTCGCTCATGTTGCGTGTCGAGACGAGACGCAGAGCAGAAAGGGCATCGGCAAGCAGCAACTCGGTTTCCAAGGTTGCCATTTCCGTTTCCAGCCGCTTTGCGGCCTTGGCGGCTTTCTCAAGGTGTGCATCGCATCGATCCTTGATGGTCTGGAGTCTGTCGAAAAGGTCTGCTGTCATTCAGCTTCCTCCTCTGGCTGAGCGGCCTTGATGCGTTTGCGTATCTCTTGCATTTCGGATTTGAAATCTGGCTCACACGCCCTGCGTTCTTTGGCTTTCTGGTGACAGCGATCCTCATCGCTGTCGGTCAGCCATTGACGTGCCTTTAGCCTCCAAAACGTCTCCTGCTTACGCAGATACTTTGCGTCCTCGCTGCTATCTGGGAATGTATCCCGGTAGCTATCCGCAATGAGGTGCGCGCCGAGTGCCGCTTCAATACGCAGCCGTCTTGCCTCTCCGCACGACATGCTCATGGCTGCTCTGCCTCGATGCTGTTCACCGTGCCGCTTCCATCGCAGTACTCGCAAGGTCCGGGCTCCTGATCGGCCTCGCATTGGCAATCCTCGAATGCCTCGCCGCAGCACCAGCACAGACTGCCGACACCCATACAGTCGCGGCAGACTGATTGTTCGAGGTCAGAGAGAATGGCGTCAGCGTCGCGCGCTTGCGCTTCGGTGAGGGGCTTTAGGGGTGTGGTCATGCTGCTTGTTCCGTCTGCTTGAGGACCTGTTCTGGGTCCAGTCCCGTTTCCTGGGCATAGGCCGTCTCAACCGCATCATTGAGCGCGTTGAACTCCGCCTGCCCGATCTTGTCGAACGCGATTGACTTGGCCTTGAACACGCGAACCAGTCCGCCATCAGGAGAGGGCGGGCAGTGGTCATGCACTCTCTCCCTTCGCCGCTAGGGTTACGGCCTTCGTCAACTCATCCTGCACCGTTTGGCGGCTGATCCCCTCGTGCCACCGGCCGATCTCTTTCAGCCACGCAATCGCTATATCGGTGTCGCCGGATTTAATGACCTCCTCGCGAACGGCCTTGGCGCGCGCCGCCTTATATATCCGGCACTCAGGACAGGGACGTGAGCATAGTTCGCATCCGCTTTCGGCGTCCTCGCAACACCCGTCTATGCAGTCATAGGTGTACCCATTACCGCCGCAGTTCCAGCACTCGTCACCATCAGGGTTCAGGCGGTGATCGACCTCATCATAGATCGCGTCCAACAGGATCTCGCCGCGGCGCTCGGTGGTCATGCTGCCTGCTCCGTCTGCTTGAGGACCTGTTCAGGGTCCAGTCCCGTTTCCTGGGCATAGGCCGTCTCAACCGCATCATTGAGTGCGTTGAACTCCGCCTGCCCGATCTTGTCGAACGCGATTGACTTGGCCTTGAACACGCGAACCAGTCCGCCGTCTGGATGCGGACGAATGACGGCATAAGCACCCGCTGCCTTGAGCGCGGCCTCAATCGACAGCGCCGTCAGTTTGGTCAGTCCCGGCTGATCCTCCGCAAACGTCACCGGGATGTCTGTCGTCTCGCGGTGGCCCGCCTTGATGAGTACGAACTTGCGAAGGTGCTCTTCACTCTCCGGCTGAAACTCCGCCGCAGTCTCCGGCCAATGCTGGTACATCGCCCGCAGCATCGCAAAGAAGCGCCGGAGCTGAGGCGCCGACCTCGGCTTGGTCTTCCCGTCGATCTTGCATCCGCAGTGCGGGCAGGCCGTCATCGTGCTTCTTCCTGAGAAAGAATTTGGGCCATTCGTCCCTGCTCCTCCGCCGTCGGCATAGTGCATCCAGGGCGCATTGATGGCGCATGCGGGCGACGCGTGAGAGATGCTTTCCAAGTTCTTTGTCGTCCTGCCATCGGTAGTACCATGACATGCGCGGCTCCCATCAGGAGGCTTCCGTCTTGCAGGATATTGCCACCTGGACATCAAGACCTCTCATTCGGCGGCGTCCTGTATTCGGTAGGTCGCTGTCAGTCGTGCGATGACGTCATCAACTTCCGCAAGGAACACACGTGCCTCGGTCTCGATGTGGCTGATGGCCTGATCATCGCGGATCAGGCGGTTGACGAACATCTGCATATCGCCCGGCATTCGCGGGTCGAACGAAACGAAATCGCACCACTTGCGCCCCGTGCAGGCCATCTGGAACTGCATTTGCAGAACGTATTTCGATGGAATGGCTCCCTCCAGGAGCGTGTCGATATGGGTTGCGGTGATTGGACACTTGATCTCGACCAGACCGTCATCGCCAACCAGCCCATCGGGTGAGGCCAACGCCATATCGATGGCCGGATGCAGCACGGCTCCCACCTGCGTGACCGTGGCTCCCGTCAGCATTTCGTAAACAGCTCGCGCCTCGGCCTCATGCGCGATCCCCCATTCCATGGCGGCGTTGGTGTAGCTGTCCCCTGGGGTCCCCGTCAGGCGCTCGGCAACAAGCTGGGCGCGGTAATTGTCGCGCGAGGCTCCCCATCCCGTCTTGGTCTTGGCCAGCATGTCGGCGACTTTCGAGGCCGTGACCTTGCCAAGGCGGGCCGCCTTCCAGGCATCTGAGCCTTGCTCTGCGTCGATGATTTTCATGCGCGCACCTTCACCGCCCGCAGGCGTCCCACAGCTTCGTTGAAGCGTGCCTTCGGAAGATCGGACATGCTTTCGATTTTCATTCCGGCCAGAAACTTGTCGATGGTGACGCCCCGCTCCTTCATCATGTTCGACAGTTCGATGACTTGGGCCTCATCGATGGTTTCACCGGCGCAAGCCGCGTTTCCGTCATCATCCTCATCGCGCGTTGCGATGCCGAGCAGCGCATTCATGGTGTAGCGTTTACCGTAGCTCGTTGCCGAGCCGATGGATTGGATCGCGTTCTTTGAGCCGGAAGAATCGTATGGAAACGCGTAACTCGTGTTCTCGGAATGCCCGTCCTTATGAGACAGGATGCACGTCACGCTGACCTTTCCGGCTGTCTCGGCAATGCGAAACGATAGGCCGAAGCCGTTGGCCGCAAGGACGGGCATGATCGCGTCAACGATATCTTCAAAGCGCGCGTATTTAGAGTTGTGCGCCTTGCCCTTGCGCTCGACGGCTGGAAGAGCAGGCTGCATTGATGCGAATGCCGCGTGGTAGGACCGGCGCGCGCGCTCCGCATCCATCTGCGTGTAGAGCTTGAAAAGCTGTTCGACGCGTTCGATCGGTACGTCTGGCGCTGATGCCACGCGCTCGATCATGGAAAAGATGGCGGCGGCTTCCGAGGCTGGAAGATGCTCACTGCCATCCGGCGTCTTGGCGATTGCTTTTGTCATTGTCCCCTCACATCAGATGCGCGATGCATATTGTTAGAACGAGCCCAGCGAGCGATAGAGATACGAGTGCGAGCAGCTTCAAAGTCGATGACTTCGCTTCGATGTTCATTGTGTTCCGTCATTGGATCGGCCCGATGATCCAGGCCATGGCGATGAAGGCCAGCCCCATCAGGCCCGCGAGATAAACCGTCAGTGCTACAATCTTCTTTGCTGTCATTACCGACTCCACCTTGACGCCTCAAAGCGGCCTCGGAGACCGCGCAACAAAACGCAACCCATAACCCCGTCATCATCAGCATCGCCTCATCACTCATGTGGGATTCCTCGTCTGATCCGTTCCGCATTGAACCGCTCGATGCAGCGCTTGCGAAGCTCCTGCGCCTTGATCAGCTCGGCTTCGCAATGCACGACATTTGAGGTGGCTATCTCGACGCCCTTGGCCAGCTTCTCCATGTCGTGATCTTCGGCTTCTTGTGCGTCATCGTCCTCGAATACGTAGGGCTCTGCGGTCTGCGTCCTGACGTTGTTCCAGAAGCGGACAACCTTGTTCGAGGCGCTCATCCCTCCACCTCCGTCTGCCCGCGCCCCGCAAGGGCTGGTCTTACAATCCGATCAAAGACCATCATATGAAAAACATCAGCAGCGGCCTTGGCAGCTTCCAGCGCGGCCCTTTCCTCAGGTGTAAGGTCGGTCCGGTCCTTCATATAGATGAAGGCGCAACAGAGTGAGTTGGCCGCTGTGTCCAACGGTGGCTGCGTCATCATGGTGTTCATGTCGGTCATGCAGCCTCCGTTTCCGATGCCCTCTCGAGCATCCAGTCCAGGAAATCAGGATCGCGCAGCATGATCTCGTGCATGTGATCGTCAGGGATTTGCCCAGACAGCCAGCAGGCGCGCAGCATTTCGTAATCCTCTGCCATCACAGCACCTCATGCTTGGAATGACGGAACTCTTTGTAGGGATCAGCAACGAACTCAGGCTCGGGCTCATTGGCCTTGACGATGCCGTCACGCGTCTCGTTGATGCGATGGCAGAGGTATTCCAGCTCGTGGCGCATACCTTCATCGATGTTGCGGTAAATGAGGTAGCCCGTTGTGATTTCATCGATGATGGCGTTGAGATCGGACGCCGCGTCTTGGAGAATGCCAAGCCAAAGGTTTTTGTCTGATGCCATTGTCTGCCCCTTTGGGGGATGGCCCGCGAGCGACTGCGGTCACCATCCCCCGGTTTCCCAGCACCCTCGCTGCCGGGATTGGAATTTGCGTCACCGGGGCGGCGGTCAGAACCTCGGGGGCTCCTTTATCAACGCCTGTTGGATTGGGGTGGCGACAAGGTTGGAAAGGAGTGCCGCCCCGGTGATGAGAACAATTAGTATCACGTTGCGTTATTCGGTCAAGACAAAAAATAACGCCGCGTTATCGCCCCATGTGGACAAGTAGCCACAAGGCAACCCAACGCATAGAATTTAGAATGGTTATTTTGCTTTGGAGGCGGAGCGAATTTTCAGCCCCGGCTAGACCTACTAAACTTTAGCCATCCACAACGGGCGGGTCCAATTTCGATTAGCTATCTTGCATAAAATAACGCAGCGTGATAATCATGTTTCCATGTACGACATTACGTCAATTTCCGCTCTCGTAGAGGAGCTAGGTGGGCCATCTGAGTTGGGTGGCCAACTTGGCATCAGCCAAGAGGCTGTTTCAAACTGGTCGATCCGCGATGCCATCCCAGGTGGTTGGCATATGCAGCTCGCCGCGATGGCCTATCGGAGAGGCAAGAGCGTCAGTCCGCGAGTGTTCAAACTGACTGAAAGCGACGTGAAAGGCCTTTGGCCTGAGCGTCACTTGGTCAAGAGGCGTGTTGAAGCCAGAGCCTAACCCGCGCCCTTCCTCAGTTCCAGTTGCGTAGCGTGTTCAGCGCCCAGTGCCGGGCGCTCGCTGTTCTGTGCGCTGATTGCCCTTGGCGCATACGGTCTCCGAGAACGGTTTGAGCGTCCGCCGCAGTGTGCGTTGACTTTCGCCTATCCAATGAAACCAAGGCGGGTTTGCCTGACGTTTCCTTGGGCGTGTTTCCTCCCCAACTTCCCAAGGGGCTCCCCAGCTCCTTGGGCTTTTAGGGAAACCAAAAACGATGACGGCCCCACTCGATCAGGAGCAGGGCCGTTGAATGAATGCAGACGCTCTTACAAGGGGCACACGGTTACGACGCGACGCAACACCGGACTGAGTACGCAGACAACCTTACGCGACCAACCACACTACACCCTATAGGCCAAAATAGCGGCGTAGTTATGACGGAAACGGAAAAATGAGCAGATGGATACGGCTTCACCAGAGCGCGCTGCACAACCCCAAGCTCGTCACTCTCAGTGACCGCCAATATCGCGCCTGGACGAACTGCCTTCTCATGGCTGATGTCGGCGACGGCAGCTTGCCGAAAATTCGAGACATTGCCTGTCATCTGCGGATGAGCATTCAGGACGCCGAATTGATCCTCAGCGAGCTGGTCGAGGTGGACCTTATCGACATGAGTGTGATCGACGGCGTGCGCACGTTTAAGATGCACGACTGGAACGCGCATCAGTATGTCTCCGACAGCAGTGTGGAGAGAACGAGGAAGTACCGGAAGAACATCAAGGAAAAAACACGCGACGGCGATGTGACGGCGTGTGACGCGTCACGTGACGGCGATGTGACGCCCCCAGATCCAGAACCAGATACAGATACAGATACAGATAAAAAGCTCCAACTATCACAACCTAGTGCTACGCGAGCAAGGAAGTCGGAGCTTGGATTTAATTCTAATTTTAAATTGGGTTCAGGAAAGCGGGATGGGATGGAAACCCTTCTTCGCCAAGCGGAAGGCTTTGGGCTTGACGTTGAAGACCTCCTAGCGATCACGAACCGCAACAAACCAAAAAAGCGTGAAGGGTATTTTTCAACGCTGTGCGTCAACCGCCTCAAAGATCAACTGCCTGGGCTCGATGATCAGATCATTCGCGATGCCCTCAATGGAAAATTTGAACAGACGAAAACCGTTACGGCCTTGCTCATGGGGGTAACGCCATGAGCTATCCAATCGTGACCGACATTGATCGCAAGTGGGCTCTTGATCAGAAGCCGGAATGGGCACGCCTTCACTACGACGAAAGCGAAGACCTTGGCGAGATTGTTGACGATGGCGGATGGCTAGATGGTGAAAAGCCAGAACGTCAAAGCGGGCCGTCATGGTTCGATTTTGTAACCGGAGAGGTTGATCGCTTTGAACAGTATTTCTCAGGCGAACGAAAATCCTATTCGGAATGGTCAACGCTATGGCGCAACGGATGGTGGCCTAAGCGCCGCGAAGAATGGGCTTTCAAAATGGCACCACGAAAAAAAGAACCGTTCTTTCGCAAGGGCACACAAGAGTTTGCAATCGCCTTGCGTCTCGCAACCGAAACAGAGCGCGCGATGTGTGTGCGTTTCGGAATTGCTCAGTTCAAACCAGACGACCCGCGTCTAGAGAAAATCCGCAACGGCGCAAAGAGAGAGGCCGCCGAATGAGTAAGCTCCAAATGCAGGCCAGCGCCAAGGAACTCGCGGCCCTCCTGCGTCAGATCGAAGACATAAACGAGGATGTGAAAGCCGTTATCGGAAACGCCAAGGATAGCGGAATCAACGTCAAGGCTCTGAGAGCCGCCGCTCGTGAAATCATCATGGACAGCGAAAAGAGGGCGAAGAAATACGAGGATGAAAACCAGCTTTGCATGTTTCGTGACGCACTTGGATTGACGCGCTGGCCAAAACCCGAGAGCATCGTTTTTGAACCTCAGATCAAAAAGCCCGTGAAGGATTTCACCGGCTCGGAGGACGCCGCTTGACCTACAACGCCTCCGACAACAGCGCCAAGTCTTACGCCCTTGCGATTGAGACGATGCGAGAAAAGCTGGAAAGCTTTACCCGTGTCCAGATCGGGGATTGCACGCTTTATCAAGGTGATTGCCGGGAAATCCTACCGCTATTGCCTAAGGTGGATGCTGTGGTGACTGATCCGCCTTATGGCCTTGCTGGAGCAGATACAGAAAAGAATGCATATTCAACATTTTCTGATGAACCAATATTAGTCGAGGCTTTAGTAAAGGCTGTAATTAATGGGGCTGACTATGGCAGGCTCGTAATGACGCCAGGACAAAAGATGATGTTCAGGTATCCAGAGCCAAGCGCAGTTGGTGTTTTTTACTATCCAGCCGGAACTGGATCGTGCTCATGGGGTTTTGTTGGATGGCAACCAATTTTCTACTACGGAAAAGACCCTTTTTTGCAGGATGGGCGCGGAAGGGCTTCAAATTCATTTTACGCTACAGATAGTGCTGAAAAGAATGGCCACCCATGTCCGAAGCCATTGAACCAATGGACAAAACTTTTGAAGCGGGTTTCTCGTGAAGGAGAAACCATCCTCGACCCATTCATGGGTTCTGGAACTACAGGCGTTGCCTGCGTAAAGCTAGGCCGCAAGTTCATCGGCATTGAGATTGATCCAGGCTACTTCGACATAGCGTGCAAGCGCATCAAAGACGCCTACGCGCAGCCGGATATGTTCGTCGAACAATCCAAACCAGAACCGCCAAGGCAACTTGATTTGATGGATGCAGCAGAATGAGCGAACGCAGGGACTTTAGCGGCATTCTTTTCAAGAACAACCGCAAGCAGCAGGACACACACGCAGACTACGAGGGCAACTGCACCATTGCCGGTCAAGAGTATTGGATGAATGCGTGGCTCAAGAAGGACAAGAACGGAAACACCTTCATGAGTTTTGCCTTCAAGCCCAAAAAGCTTCCTGGCGAGCCAAAGAAGCAGCCTGCCTTTGAGGACAAGTTTGCAGACGACACGATCCCATTTTGAGGAGAGAACAGAAAATGGAGTACGCGCCGAAGCCAGTAGATGACGATGAGGAGATTGCTGCTCTCAAGGAGATCATACCCATCGTTTCCAGGCTAAATGCTGCTCAGGCCGAGAACGTCCTGACGTTCTTGCTCAATAAATCGCAGCGAGAATTGAAGGCTAGATCGATCTATGGAGCACAGTTACTTGGATTGGAGCGAAAATAATTGAGCGCCGCAACAACCAAAATCATCGCCCGTGCTGCTGCCCAGCCGTTGTGTGACGTGGTGGTCATTGGCGTGCTGCCAAACGGAGGCGGCCTCTATCTCGACTGGAACGGCACGACCACGGCAAGCCTCATCATGCTCTGTCAGGCGGCCATCCACGAGGCAACGGAAAAATTTATCGAGGGCATCCATGTCGACGAAACCCGTGAGGGGAATCAAGATCTCCAAGGACGGAAAGATCAAAAAATCCGTCTGGTATCCGAACGCTTCGGCGAAGATCAAGGCGCGTAAATCCAAGAAGATGAAGCCGGTGAGGCGAACGGTATGAAGCTTAAGGTTCTCGATCTTTTTTCTGGCTTGGGAGGATTTAGCCTTGGACTTGAGCGAACCGGCGGATTTGAAACCGTCGCCTTCTGCGAGATCGATCCCTACTGCAGACGCGTGCTCGCAAAGCACTGGCCCGGCGTTCCCTGCTACGAGGATGTTAGAGAACTCACAGCAGAACGACTTGCTGCTGATGGAATTGCCGTTGATGTCATCTGCGGCGGGTTCCCGTGCCAGGACGTTTCGATTGCGAACGTCATTGGAAAGGGACTTGAGGGCGGGCGCAGCGGATTATGGTTTGAGTATGCCCGCCTTATTGGCGAGGTACGACCAGGCCACGTCATCATTGAGAACGTCGCAGAGTTGCTTAATAGAGGAATGGGCGATGTTCTCGGGTCGCTGGCCCGCATCAGGTATGATGCAGAATGGCGAGTGCTACGAGGTCTTGATGTTGGATTACCCTTCATCGGAGAGCGGGTCTGGATTGTTGCCACGCCCCAACGCGAGGGATGGAAAGGACGTTTCAAGTACCTCCGTTCACTTGGCATCGAGGAGAAGACATCAGCCGAGCGCCGCAACGCGGCTCTTGGAGCAAGGCGTGCGCTGGACTCTTATCTCGCGCGCATACGAGAGGATTATGGGATTTCCGTCACGATGGAGCGCCGCCGTCTACACGCCCTCGGCAATGCGATCACGCCAGAAGTCCCAAAACTCATCGGCAAAGCCATCCTGCAAGCAGAAGGCTTGAGCCCATGACATGGATCGCTCTGACAACGGCCCCCAACAAGGCCCGCGCCGTCAGAAAGCGGCTGCGTCGCCGTGGCGAGAGCGCCTATATCCCGGCCATGGTGGCCAAGCGCATCATTCCCAAGGGCACAAGGACACGCCGGAAGCGCTTTATTACCGTGCTGATGCCGTATGTGCTTGTCAGGTCACCGGAGCACGACAGCGTCCGTGCGCTCTGGCTGCATGGCGTTTTGTCCGTCAAGGACGTCAGCGGGGTTCTGCATGCGGGCGACGATCCGGCCTGGATTCCGGATCACGTCATAGACGATTTTAAGGCAGAGGTTGCCAGGATCGTCTTGGAAGCCAGAGCCGTCCGCGACCGCCGCTTACTGTTCAAGAGCGGCAAGGCGGTGATCAAGTCAGGATCGCTGGCAGGCCGTGTCGGCACAGTGCAGTGGGTGACGGCTAAACGTGTCGGGCTGGAAGCGAGGCTGTTTGGAGCGGCGCGTGTGATCGCCGTTGATCGCGAGAATGTGGAGGCTGCATGAAAAAGGGAGGGACGTTTGCCCCTCCCTTGATGGTTCTGAAGTTTCCTATCAGGTTCCACTTCGATCAGGCGCAAGCGCGATGAGCCGTCACTTTTGGAAGTCTGGTTCCAAATCGCTTCTGGTACTCGTTCCGTACGATGTGGAACTTTGGAACCTCGCCACGCGCGCGCATTTCCTTGGCAATCAGGTTGGCGCGGAACTGGGTTTCGGAACGCACCTTCCGGCCACGCGGCTTCGGTGGAACCGGTTCCATATCGCCTGGAACCAGTGGAACCGCAACTGGAACCTGCATGACGGGTTCCACTTTGGGTTCCGACATTTGCCAGATCATCCAGCAAACAGGTGCGCCGAGTTCCACGATCAACGCAACGATGAGAGACAAGACAGCAGCGGCATCGATGCCAGTCGAGAGAAACGCCTGCACGTTGGCAACGAGGGGATCGGCCGCCTTCGGAGCGCCCTTCGCAATCACCTCGCGCGCCGCGTCGAGCTTGGCTTGCAGGCCCGAAACCTCATCGGCCTTGGCGGCAAGAGCCGTGGCCTCGATTACCGGCTGGCAGGCCTCCCGGTTGACGGCCTGGACACGCTTGCCGACGCTGGTGGGAAGAACCGTGCATCCCGACGTCCGCTTGGCAATGCCGGGTTCCACAGCCGACAGCAGGCGGGACGCCTGTGCCCTGGCTTCCTCGGCGTTGGGAACCTCGCCCAGAGCAGCAAGGCGCTTTTCGGTATCCGCTGCAACCTTTCCCGCCGTCTGGTAAGCGATGATCTGAGCGGCGCGCGGATCGGCCTTGGCATCCCGGCCTTCCGATGCAGATCCGAACGCGGCGAGAAACGATCCCGCCGCGCCGATGAGAAGACCGATGACGCAGGCCGCGCCAAGCCCGTAGCGCCGCGCCTTGAAGGCCAGGGCCGATTGCCCCAGCATCCAGTCTTTCAATCCGACGCAGGCGATGAAAACGCCTGCCATGCCGAGGCTACGCAGGATGTCACCGCCGCCGATGGACCAGCCATAGCTGGCGTTGAAAGCCAGTCCGACCCCGGTGAGGATCGTTCCGGCGATAAGAGCGGGTGTGCGGCTCATTTCCACATCCCCTCGATGGCGTTATAGACGGCCGAAAAAATGCTGAGGGCAACAATCGGGCCTGCGATGACGACGAGGCCCAGATAGGCTATAAGAGACATTGTCGTTGATCCTTCTTTGGATGGTTGGTGGCGACAAAGCCCCGGCGGTGTCTTCAGCATCGACCGGGGCAACGCTTTTGTACTGGGGTGAATGTAGATCATGGTGTCTAGATTGTCTAGACGAAAGCATGCAGAATTGTCTTAGGATAGACATATTTTTTGTCTAGCTTGTCTCTTGTGTCTAGTTTACAACAAGAGCCATGAGCAAAGACCGAATCCAGATCAATATACGGGTAGAGCTGGAAGACCTCGCAATGGTCGAGGAGCTTCGAAAGCTCGAAAGTCCAATCCCCACGGCGTCAGAGATTTGGCGGCGTGGGCTGCGTGAGATGTATGCGCGGAAGAAAAAGCCAAAGAGATGAAAACAGGCACTTATCAACCAGATGGGTATACCATGAAGGCAATCCTTGCACTCGCGGCAATGGCCGTACTCGTCACTCCGGCAGCGGCAGTCGATTTCAGGACCGGCGCCAACAGCCCAAAGATTTACGCGCCGGATGGCACGTACCTTGGCAATCTCAACTCAAACAAGTTCGACCCCAACTCGATTTCAAACGAGTTCGGACGCTACGGCAGCAAATTCAGCCCTGACAGCGTAAACAACCAGTTCGGCAAGTACGGCAATCCCTACTCGTCTCAGTATTCAAATCCATACGGCGAGGAATGATCCGTTCCGTCCTGCCATGTGTAGGAGGGACATTCGAGGTCGCTTGGCTCAAGCTGAGCGACCTCAGCTGCTTTTGGATTGCGTGACCATGACGAAGACCAGCGACGTCGGCAAGCGAGCCCTCGATTCGACGAAGTGAAGTTCAGAAACTTACGGCACTTACGGCATGGCATAAAAAAAATCTGCAAAATTGCATGATCTTTTGTGTATGGCGCTTGACATACACTTGGGACATGCTATCTTAACATTATCAACCCGGCGCCTCGCGGGAGATCAGGGGCGGAGACGACAAAATGAGCACTCTCAACATCACCTATACGATCCTGGCCGGTAACTGCGGTGATCTCTCCAGGGCCAATGTCGAAATTTATGCGGACAATCTGCTCGACGCTATCGCCGCCGAGTACCCCGACGCAGACATTGACGTATCGATCAAGTGGAACACTAGTGGTATCGGCGGCGGCGCGAGTGTGCGCGAGGTCGATGAGGGATATGAAATCAATCCCGACGAGGCCGAGTTTAACACCAACGAGATCGAGACGACCATCGAATATATCGCTGAGCGTGTATTCGAAACGGCGTAACTGATGCAGCCCTGCGGGCCTGGTTGTTACCCAGGCCCAATGGCCTGCACCACTCGCGGCGACCACTAACGGCTGATACCCAAATCAGGGGCGGAGAAATCTTGCGCCACTACGAACAAGGCCACCATGACCAATCACCCCAATCGCCGCACAGGCTACGGCAAGCGCCGCGTTACGATACCGGACGGCCTGTCCTTTGCGGACCTCAACCTCCGCCGCGAAAGCGATGGCGATGTCTCTTTTGATACCGCCGTCATCCTCCGTGTCTGCGAGGCTTCCGGCATCGACCCCGAGCAAATCCTGAGCACCGGGGAGGCCGCCGTCTCTGGTCTCATCGTGGCTTGGTATGGCGCGCACCGCCAGCGCGGCGGCGATCCCGACCCGACCGCTGAGGACCTGATTGCCGAGGCCATGGCAGAGGGCGAGCGCGGCTCCCATAAGCCCGGCACGGCATGACCCCATCCCAACTCGCAAATGCCCGTCAGAAAATGGGCCTCACGCTGGAGCAGATGGCCACGATGCTCGGTTATAAGGGCGCGCAACGCCGTCAGATGCAATATGATCTAGAAACCGGCCGCCGCGAGATCAGAGAACCGCAGAGGCGGCTTGTCGAGGCTTATCTTGCCGGGTACCGGCCCAAGGATTGGCCGAGATGAATCATTCCGGCCACACGCTGCGATAACTTGCGGCCATCAATTGCAGATTCCCGCAAATCAGTATAAGCGCAAATGATCATTCCCCGTATTGCGTCTGGTCTTCAAGCTGTCACCGCGTATCGATCCCGGATCGGAGCCGGGCGGATGTGCTTAGATCGGAGTTCCACCCCAGCAAGCCACTTTGGCCTGGGGTGCTGCTGCATATAAAAAGCTTCTGATCCCCCAAGCTGTCTTGAACCCTCGTGGCCAGCGCTGACACATGCGCCGCTGCGCCTTACCCCTGCAACCGAGCCCGGCAGCTTGGGGGTCTTTCTACACGTCCGCAAATGAATCCCGTCTGAACGGAGCTTCCCCCATGCACGCCAATCCAGCATCCTGGCAGACGTTGCAGCGTATATTCTTGGCCCTCGGAGCCGTAGGGCTTCTGATCTCCTGCGCCATGACTTTCAAATTCGGCTACGCCATGAGCTGGCTGCACGCCGTTGCTCTGGTGACTGTCACCGTCATGGCCGCCTTCATCTTCCCCGCAAAACGCTTTCTGCGCGAGTTCGGCGCGACCGGCGCGGCCCGTATTGTCGGCGTCCTTGGCGTATTTTTCATCGCGCTCGAATTTTACTCGCACCTTGGCTACACCGTTGGGATGCGCAACAAGGCGACCCTGGAAGCAACCGTCCAGACTGCCGCTTACAAAAACACCCAGGACGCCCTGGAGAGCGAGAAGACCAATCTCGCCTTTTGGCGCACGCAGCTTTCCGAACTGAAACAGCAGAACGCCTGGACCGCGACGGTGACGGCGGACGGCCTGCGCGCCAGCCTGGAAGCCGCAGACAAGAAGATTGAGCTTGAAACCCGCCGGGGCGGTTGCAAGCGCAAGTGCCTCGTCCTCATGGAAGACAAGGCCAATCTCGAGGCCCGTATCGCCACGGCTGAAAAGGTGGAAGACCTTTCCAAGCGCATCGAGGCGACGCAGCGCATTCTGGACGGCAAGACCGAAAAGGCCGTCACCGTGAAGGCCGGGTTCTCGGCCGCATCCGCGCAGACGGACTGGATGGGAAAAATCTATCTGCTTGGGACCGGGACGGACGCCAAGGACGCGCTCAACCCTGATGCCGTGACGCTGACTGTGACGGATATCGTGATCGGTTTCTTTATCGCGCTCGGGGCCACCATGCTTCCGACAACGGCGTTTTTCTTCGCCTTCTTCGGCATCAAGACAGAGGAACCTGTTTCCGTCTCGCCGTTGAAGCCAAAGATCGTTGCGACGGGCGCTTCGCAGCCTTCAGGCGGCGTGCTGCACAACCATGTGTCGATCAGCGATGATCGCGCCATCCGGGAGCTTAAGGAGATGCTGGCGAAGATGAAAACCGCCGTGCAGCCCGCGCTGGCGTCGGCTTGAGAGGCATGAAGATGGATATCAATCAGGCCCTTGCTCCGATCCGCCCGATTGCCGCGCTGATCGGCACGCTGCTCATTATCGCGGGGCTTGCCAAGTTCTTCGGCGTCAATATTCCCATCGGCGGCAGCGGTCTTGAGATCGCCGTCGCTGGATGGCTGCTGAAGGGGGTCTGACGCATGGCGCTGAAATACTCCGTCACCGTCCGCAATGCGCGCCTGGACGCCATCGAAACCACCATCGGCACCAGCGCCATCCTGAAAATCAGGACCGGCGCACCGCCAGCCAATTGCGCTGCAGCAGATTCCGGCACCGTGCTCTCGACCGTCAACCTTCCGTCCGACTGGATGGCGGCAGCTGCCAGTGGTGAAAAGCTGAAAAGCGGAACATGGGAAGATACATCGGCTGACGCGACAGGCACGGCGGCGCATTTCAGGATCTATGACAGCGGCGGCTCGACCTGCCATATCCAGGGCACCGTCACGTCCGTGGCGACAGGTACGGGTGACATGCTGGTTGACAATGACGCCTTCGCCGCGGGTCAGAACTTCACCGTGTCGAGCTTCAAGATCACGAGCTCGAACGCCTGATGCCGGTTCCGAAGAACCTCGTCTGGGAACAATCGTCAAGCACCGGGACCGGCAACAAGACGCTTGTCCGGTACGGCGGTTTTGCCCGTGTCTCGGAGGCGTTCGGTACCGGCGATGCTGGATCGGCCAATCCGGTTCTGTTTTTCGCCAACAAGGACGCCACGTCGGCTGAATGGGAGGTCGTCCAGGGCTATATGTCGGACGCCAACACGTTCGTGCCTGTCACGGTTCTCGACAGCTCGAATAGCGGCAGCGCGGTCACCTTCACGACGGGCCTCAAGCACGTCACCAACGACATTCATGCGGCCTATCAGATCTACAATCCAAATTCGACCGTCACCGATGGGCATGCGGTCGTGTTCGACGGCACGACAGGACGTCAGATCAAATCGGCCGGGGTCTATCCTTATAATCCCAATGTCCTCATCAACCCGGACGGGTTCATCAATCAGCGCGTGGCCGGGTCGGGCATTGCTGATGATACCTATCACGTTGACCGCTGGTACGCTCTGACACAAACGGCGGCTTTGGATGTCTCGCAGTTGAGCAATGTTGCTGACGGCGTGCCGTCCATGATCCGTCTTACGCAGCCAAACGCAACGGCGCAACGCATAGGATCGGCACAGATCGTTGAGAGTATCACCAGCCGGGAGATGCGTGGATCTGATGTATGCTTATCGGGCAAGGTGCGCATGTCGGCGGCGGCGACCGTGCGCTATGCGATCCTGGCATGGACAGGAACGGCTGATTCCGTGACCTCTGACGTGGTCAATAACTGGACATCAGGCACATATACGACGGGCAACTTCTTCATTTCGAGCAACATGTCTCTCGTTGCTGAAGGCAACACGGCGCTGTCTGCCAACACTGTGACGGATTTTTCACTGACGGGCAGTGTTCCAAGCGGCTGCAACAACCTGATCGTGCTGATCTGGTCTTCGGCCACGATGGCCCAAACGGCAACGCTTGATTTTAGGGCTAAGCTTGAGACCGGAAGCGTCGCAACTCGGTTTTCTTCGCAATTCCATGAGGAATTGAAAAAGTGTGTACGCTACTACAAAGTAATGACTCCCAACGGAAGCATCAGTGCGTTTAGATACGGTGGGTTGCAAGTTGTCACGGCGTCTTTTTCCCTGGATACCATGCGCGTTTCGCCTACAGCGTCTAACTCTAGCCCGACATGGGCCACGGCAGCGCCAGGGACAAACAACGAAATCGCATTCAGGACCGTAACCGGCACTTACCTAACGTCGAGCGGATCTATCTCGTTTTTTATGGGCGGCGGCATAGATACGTTTCACCGTTACCTTCAAATTTCCGCCGCGACCTCGATGGGTGGAACGGCTGGAGACTTTGGCCTCATTCAAATTGGGTCCGCTGCTCGGTTTTACTTTGATGCTGAGCTTTGAGCATGATTGAAGATGCACGTTGGGCTGATGAAGGGCAGAGCATCATCCTTGCCACGATTGACGGCAAGCCCGTTCAAGTCCCCGCCGATCCGGCAAACAGACATTACCAGGACATCGTTCGGCTCGGGATTAAGATCGCCGCCTTTCTCAACCCGCCTCTGATCGCCATGGATTACGCGCAGGCCGTCTCGGACCACATCGAAACGACCGCGCAGAACCGGGGCTACGATAGCCAGGACCGCCTTGCAAGCTATGTCCTCTCCGACGTGCCGGCCTGGAAGGCGGAAGCGCAAGCCTTCATCACTTGGCGCGATCTGGTCTGGGCGTATGTCTTCATGAGTCAGGCCGCCGTTGCATCAGAGCAGCGCACGCAGCCGGAGATTGAGGCGTTCAAATCAGAATTGCCTCAGATCCAATGGCCGGAAGGGTAGTCTAGCCGATGATCGGTGGCTACGTTGGTGGCATCGGCACTGTCCCCTATATCGAGAACGGGACGACAGCCCTTGTCACCGTCACGGAAGATGCCGACACGCTCACGAGCGCCAGCGTCCTTGCCCTCAAGGCAAGCCTGGACAAGACAGAGGATGCAGACACTCTCACAAGCGCCGGCGCGCTCAAAATCGTTGCCGGAGCAAACCTTGCCGAAGCTGATGACGCACTCTCGGCGCTCGGCATCTATCCGCAGTCGCTTGGAACGCTCACCGTCACGGAAGGTGACGACACATTAACGGCTCTGGGTCTGCTGCAGATCTATGCCAGCGCCAGCATCACGGAAGATGCCGACACGGCAAGCAGCGCGCTCGCTGTCCTTCCACTTTTCGCGAATGGGGATTGCAGGGAAGAGGATGACACGCTCACTGCAACCATCAGGTTCGATGATGTTCTGGTGACGATACTGAGGCCACGGGGAACCGGCATTACCCTATCGCGTGCACCCGGAAACCTGATCACGACTGCACGTACAACGCACGCAATGATCACGACCTAACGAGGAATAGAGACCATGGCCGATGATCAGGCCAGAAAAACTGAAAGAACAGTTCCGAAGCAATTGAAGCCGTGGAAGCCTGGACAGTCAGGAAATCCGGCAGGGCGTCCGAAAGGATCGCGCAATAAGCTGGAAGAGATGTTTGTTTCGGCTCTGTGCGAGGATTTCAAGGATAATGGTGCCGACGCCATTCGCAAATGCCGGGAAGAAAAGCCGGAGGTGTACCTGAATGTCATCGCCAAGGTTGTGCCAAGACAGGTTGAGATAGATGCAACAGACGCGGCTGTTGACCTCGCGAAAGGACTACACGCGGTTGCTGAGTTCCTTGAGAGCTTTGCCGCCAGCGAAGGCAGCCCCGATCATGCGGGGGTTGTGCCAGACGGACCTGTTCTTTCTGCTGATCTACGGCCTCAAACGCACTGACGCCGATCGTGATTGGGTTTTTGACCGTTGCCGCGAGATACAGGCAAGCCCGGATGGCCATTTGGACCTCTGGGCGCGCGGCCACTACAAGAGCACGATCATAACCTTTGCGCTGACCATTCAGGAGATCCTGAAGGACCCTAACGTAACGGTCGGCATCTTTTCGCACACGCGCCCGATTGCCAAAGCCTTCTTGCGGCAGATTAAGCGGGAGTTTGAGACCAACAGGCTCTTGAAGGAGCTGTTCCCGGATGTGCTCTATGCAAAGCCGGACGCGGAAAGCCCGAAATGGTCTGAGGATGAGGGGCTGACCGTCAAGCGGGACAGCAACCCGAAGGAGGCGACGGTTGAGGCCTGGGGTCTTGTCGACGGCCAGCCGACTTCGAAGCACTACAAGCTGATGGTCTATGACGACGTGGTGACCCGCGAGAGCGTGACCACGCCCGACATGATCTCCAAGGTCACGGAAGCCTGGGAGCTTTCGCGCAACCTTGGCTCTGAGCACGCCAGAACCCGCTACATCGGCACGCGGTATCATTTCAACGATACCTATAAGACGATCATGGAGCGCGGCGTTCCGGCCCGCATCTATCCGGCAACGGTTGACGGGACGATTGATGGCGAGCCGATTCTGCTGACGCGCGAAAAGCTCAACGAGAAGTACCGCGATATGGGCCCCTACACCTTCGGCTGTCAGATGTTGCAGAACCCGAAAGCGGACGAGACGCAGGCCTTCCGGGTGGAGTGGCTGCGCAAATACGAGACGACGCAGCGGGAGGGGCAGAACGTCTGCATCCTCGTGGACGCGGCCAGCGAGAAGAAGAAGTCGAGCGACTACACGTCGATCTGGGTCATCGGCTTCAACGCCGACGAGAATATCTATGCGATTGATATTCTGCGCGACCGCCTGAACTTGAAGCAGCGGGCCGATGCCCTGTTTGATCTGCATCGCCGCTACAAGCCGAACGATGTCGGATATGAAAAATACGGCATGATGGCGGACGTTGAGTTCATGTACTCGGAAATGGAGCGGCGCAACTATCGCTTCCAGATCCGGGAGCTTGGCGGCCCGATGCCGAAGAACGACCGCATTCGCCGGCTGATGCCCTACTTTGATCAAGGACGGATCTGGCTGCCGCAAAAGCTCTACAAGACGGACTACCAGGGCCGCACGCTTGATCTTGTCCAGGCGTTCGTCGAAGAAGAATACAAGGCGTTTCCGGTCGGGCTGCATGACGACATGCTCGACAGTCTGGCGCGCATGTTCGATCTCTACGAGCATGGCCTGCCGTTTCCTGACGCCTATTCGGGCGAATGGAACTTTGGAAGCACGGGGCACAGCACAGGCGATTGGATGGGCGTGTGAAGGACATCACGCAAACCGCTCTGGCGCATCTTTTGGCAGCGCATCCGAACGCGGAAATAGTGGAAATTGACGGC